GCGATGTAGAACGCGACAACGAACTTGGTTAGGCCCGGTAGCTGCTCTGCGAGCTTTCCGACGCCAGCCAGAACCGGATAGAAATACGTCGCAAAGAATCTGGCACCTTCACCCAGCGCGTGGAAGAAAGCCCTGATGCCGGGTAGGTCATCCTTGATGGCCTGGATGAATAGCTTTGACTGGTCAATCCACTCGATCAGACCGCGCTGACCAGCAGCGGAAGAGTATCGGTCCGCAAGCTTCTTAAGTTGCTTTTCCACCGTAATGGCAAAGCCACCGATGTTTCCGGTAGCCCTACCGTATGCGGTAGTCAATGAACTGAAGATGCTGCCGATGTTCTGAAATGAACGGCCAAGGGAGGAAATAACTTTCAGCCCACGGTCTATCCAACGCTCTAGCGATCCGTCCTTATCGGCAAGGTCAACGAACCTCTCAAACCTGCCCATTACCTTGTTGAACGCAAGGGAGAGCCGGGGAAGGAACCTGGAACCAACTTCGGATAACTTGAGGAACCCGGTAATCGCAGATTCGATACCGGGCCTCATGGCCTCAAGTGCCCTGGCCGTGTTATCAAACACCTTGGCCATGGAGTTTGAATTGGCCTGCCTGCCAAGGGTTTCAAGTATTGCCTTGAAGTCCTTGTTTATGCTCGCGGCAACATTCTGCATACCGGTCTTGAGCATCGGAAGCTGTGACTGGGCAAGCTTGGTTATTGAATCCCCAAGGCCCTTGAACAGGGTTGTCTGAATCGAATCTTGAAGCCCCTTCCAGGCTCCACGCAATTTGATAACCTCAAGAACGAAGTCCTGGCCAGCGGGAGAAAGGTTCTTCATCGCGTTGATGAACTGCTCGCTCATCCCCGCGGCCTGGAATTGGGCCTTGTTGAAGTTCTCTACCGAACTCGAAAGCCTGTCTAGGGAATCCCGGTAAGTATCGGACGCCAGCGCACCCTTCGATGCCTGGTCGTAGTAGTCCTGAATTCCTCGACTATTTTCCTTTACGGCAATACTGAGGTCTAGGTTTGCCCTCTTAACATCAAGGACCGCCTGCTGGTAGTCGGCAACACTGCTAAATCCACCCTCAAGCATTCTCTCGTTCGCCCTGCGGACGTTGATCCGTGCCTGCTCAACACTCAACTGCCCCTGGGCGAGCTTGTCCTTCTGATCCTCAATCTCGCGGTTGGCCTGCTTGAGGGCGTTAACAACGTCCCGCTGCGCGTTCTCAAGCTCCCTGGTTGCCTGCGCGTACTGGCGTGCGTACTGCGCGGAGTTCTGAAGGCCATCATTGGAAGCCTTAAGTGCGCCACTGATTCCCTGCAACCCGGTCGTTACCGTCGCCACAGCTGCGGCGATACCGGAAAACATGCCGGGGAGGAGTAGGCCAGCCCTTGTCAGGTCCGTCATTGACGCGACGACCGAAAGGATGCCCTGGTTTAGGGCGGGAAGGGCGACCGCGCCAGCGACGTATATCTGAAACCTAATAGCCCTGCGGGAGGGATTGCCCTTGTAGTAATGCTCAACCCGCTTAATATCGTTTTCAAGAGATATAACGGACTTTTTATCCAGGTCGATGCCGAACTTGAGCCTGCGCCCCTCCTGGCGCTTACGAAAAGCCTCAAGCTCCGCGTTCGCTCTAGCGGTGTGAATATCAAGGGAATAGCCGAGTTTCCGCTGGGATTGGCGAGCGTGCCACGCATCCAGCGTTCCGGTGGCCTTTTTGGTATCGGCATCAACATCAATGCTGAGTTCAGGTTTATTCTGGGATTCAATATCCGCCTCTGCACGCTTCCAGAAGCGGGGGGCTACCGGTTTAAGCAGGACGCCAATTTCGGCGGCGATATTCATTGCCATGGTTTAATCAGTTCCCACAAGTCTGTCGATGGTTCGGCCCAATGCGGCATCTTTACGACGCCAAGCCTCTTTGTGTCCCGGTACATCCGGTCGTGGAACGAATTTAGTTCCCCCACGGGAAGCGATCATTTGGTCCTGAATATCCTTAAGCGCCGACAGCTGTGCCGTCCATCCAAATAGACTAGGCTTGCGCGACTTGGGAATAAGCTCCATATTTTTTGCCATTGCGTCAATAACGTCATCGTCATTGAGGTAAGCATCAAGCACAGCCGATCCCTCCACCTTCAAAAGGCGGTCAAAGAATCGCAGAAACTGGCTCCATGGACGTATTTCCCTGAAGTAATCATAAGCGTCAACACCGAGTAGATGCTGAAAATCCCACTCAATCGCTTCCCAGAAGCGATTGACAATCTCAACTACCCGGTCTGAGTAGGGAAAAAATGTGAGATGTACGCCTTATTGAATTCGACCCACATTTGCGGGGATTCGGGACCAAAAAGCTCATCGAGCTTCTCGTAGTTATCTTCACCCAGCAGGAGACGGTTAGCTTCAAGCTCCGTAGATGCCTGCTGAGACTTCTCAAGCTGCGTCTTGGTAGGGCATTCGAGAATGATTTCCTCGGTTACCTTGAGCGGGTCAGGCGTTTTGACCTCTTTGCGCAACTTCTCGAAAAGGGTTTCCTCTTCGGCTTTCTTTACCGCCATAATAATCCTCTCCAATTGGATTTATTTTTTGGGTGGGTGGGGGTGACCCGGTTAAAGGCCACCCCCACCCGGTGGTGGTGATTTAGGTGAGCGTGACGGTCTGAGTGGCCGTCAGCGGGGTGGTCGAGCCAGCAGGCGTGTAGGTCGCCGTGATGGTCGCGGTTCCCGCGGTGGCACCCAGCGGAATGGTGATCTTGCCGTTGGTGTCCACGGTCGCCTTGGCGGTGTTGGACGACGTGTACGACGCGTTGACCGTGTAGTTGATGCCGTTCTGTCCAACAACCTTCATGTTGCGGAAGGAGTTGCCGAGCGCAGCCGCAGTACCGCTCAGGTTGGACGCGAACACCGCGCCACCCTGCGTGGTGCTGATGGTTGCGGTCAGAGCGGTAACGGCCTGACCGAAGCCAGCGCGCGAGGCGAGGTGGTTCCAGCCGGGGCCGCAGAAGCCCTGCGCCACAGAGAATCCCGCGGCACTGTCCTTGAACGCCTTGAAGGTCATCATGTAGGACATAGCGCCGTCGTCCTTGATCGACTGGTTATCAACCGAGTCGAGCTTGACCTTGGGCATGATCCAGTACATGAACAGATCCTCGCCGTCAACATCGTCCTGGCCGAGCAGAATTGCGCGGTAGTAGATGTTCTTCGGCAGGGCCGGTGCCTGGATGACGATGCCACCCTGGGCGCTGGGAACGATTGTCGAAAGCGAGGTTCCCCAGAACTGTTGCAGGGTCTGAAGGTTAGTCTCCAAGAAGTCGGCCTTGAAGGTGACTGTGCGCTTGGAGATGATCGAACGAACCGGGTCGGCATCGCCATACGATTCGATATCGGTCGTGGTGTTGTCGTTGCCGAGATCGACACCGGCACCCTTCTCGATGACCCCGGCACTGCTGTAGTTGGACAGCGAAATGATATCGCCGGTAGCGGCATCTTCCAGGTTGGTCACAACCGGGCTGGTGATGGGAGCGAAAAGCACGGCCAGGTGCAGGTTGGCTAGAACAAGCTCCTGCTTGGCCGAGCGGATGGATTCAAAATCGGTAGCCATTTCTTCCTTAAGATGGGAGAGTATTCATTATCTGGCGGTAATAATCCGGAGAAACGCTCCGGGGGTTCCGAACCAGAATTCGGTAATTTATGGAGACGAATTTGTCATCGACATATTCGTCTAGTGCCTGAACGGGTCCTGCCCATTCCTCCACAGAATTGATCTGTGTAAAGGTCCCGTCTTGGCGAGGAACCTTGAAACCGCCTGAACATGCTGCCATTACTTGACGAACAAACCCGGCAAGTTCCCAGGAGTCGTGCCGACTCTGGCTCATTACCCCGACTTGTACGACGGCGTGGTCGAATGGCATTCCATCAACTGCTGCACCCGCGGCCCGGTGGACCCTAATTACCGGCCTTGGATTAGTATAATAATCCTCTACTAACCATGTTACTACAGGAATTGAATTCCCGAGTAGCCAGGAGAATAGATCGCAAAGCAATGCCTCGATATCAACGAAGCCGCCCTTATACCAAGATGGAAGTTGTAATGTCATTATGAAGTTTTTCTACGCCGCGGTGGTTTTTTATCCGCGGGTGGCTTTCGGGGATCTCTGGCGAATTGACCCTTGGCGTTAATGATCTGGCTTCCCTTGCCCTTGGGGTTGTGCGCCCACTTGCTGGGCAGTTCGGCTCCAAGGATCCACGAGGATCCGCCAGCTATGATGGCGGCGGCGCGGCGAAGCTGGTGGCCACCGTCGATGTTCCGCGCAGGCTTTCCGTACTCGATAAATCTGGGGTAGGGCTGCCCCTTGGTGGGGCGGTAGCTGAGGGCCGTGTTAACAACCCAGCCATGCCATCGGGGTCCACCCCCGGTGTCCATGACCTGCATCCGCATACTTGCGCCCCTTTTCAGGTTGCGCTGACCACTACCTTCGACAACGGTTCCGTCCCTGCGCTTTTCTACCTCGGATTCGGGGAGAAGGTTGATATAGGCAGTCAAGACCAGAGAGGTTATTTTGGAAATCTCTTTCTTGACCGCGGGACCGACAAGGATTTTAGCTAGTTCTGGATTTGGATAAACGTGCCTTAGGCGGGTGTCGTCCTGAGCCATTCTTACGCCCTCATCTGGACATGCATCATGTAATAGCCGAAGTTGTGTCCGGTAACGGGATGGTTCTCATCCCAGGCCGGATCACCGATCACGGACCACCATTCATTGTTCAACTTGAATCTATCCCGCTCCCGTAGCTGGATCGCAGCATCTCGGGGGCAATAGATAACGGTGGACATGGATTCCACCTCTTCGGCACGGTCTATTGGATTTGCCGAAGCCCATTGAACAACTACGTTTTCTATGGACCCAATCAGATTTAGGTCCCCGTCGCCAAAGCGATCCTTCCCGGTGGGGCGGTACACCTGAATGGTGTGTCCTCCGCGAATTTTCACGGCCTTCCGGTCCCCCAATAGCCGGGATCCCATTGATCCAAGTAGGGGAACGGCTCGTCAGAGAGATCCTGGGTCATGTGGATATACCCCATGGCCCACCGGTCATCCTCGCGGGTAACTGAAATCGTATACAGCGAGCCGGAAGATTTCTTCCGGATGATGGCCATTTCCCCCTTGGTGAAGAAGCCATCGGGGGGTGGCTGCCTGGTAATAGAAACCGGACCCATGGATTCCGAGATGATGCGGTCGGGGTTGGTCAGTTCCCTACGGGCTGCTGAAAGCACAACCCCAACCACATCACCTGGCGGAAGTAGATTCGTACTATTCCAGTTCTTCTGACCCATGGTGCGAACCCAGGAGCTAACCACCTGCAAGATCAGTTCAGCCTGATCGTATTCGGAGCCAGCAGAAAAGTTGGTTCGCATAAATGTGGAGAGTTCCTCCACGGTTGCTAAAGGATCAGCGAAAGCCATCTTCTTAGGTAACGGTTACCACAAAGTTGGCCGAGGTCACGCCGTCGATGGTGGCGGTGATATTGGTGGTGCCAGCGGCAACACCGGTAACCAGGCCGGTCGAGGAGACGGTCGCCTTGGCCGGGACAGAGGATGCCCAAGTCGCGGTGGCCGAGACGTTCTCGTTGTAGTTGGTGGTGGCCGCAAGCTGCGAGGTCTTGTTTGCACCGGCAGCAGCGGTAACGTCGGCACGGCCACTGACGACGACACCGGTCGCGTTCAGGTGCAACTTGACGGCACGCACGAAACCATCAACCGGATCGACAACAGACTGGTAACCCACAAGGGTATCCACCAGGCTGCGGTCGGTGGTCGAGGAGTAGTCGTAGTCCATCAGCCAGCGGATAGCCAAACCAGCTGCGGTGGCAGCGGAGGTGAAGCTAGCGCCACGCGGCGGGGCCGGGGGCCGGGTCGCCATGATGAACGCGGTTGGATGGAAGAGGAACGCATCCTGATGCGGAAGTGCATCGGAGACAATGACATTCAGCCCAGCGACCTGACCAATGGTGGCATCACGCAGGGCAGAGTTAGGCGAATCGCCAGCGGCATCGTAACGGATGAACTGCGGGTCCTTGAGGAACGCAGCCTCGACAGCGGAACCGACAACGAGGACGCGGCCAGCGCGGTCAACGTATGCGTCGTTCAGCTTGCGACGGGCCTCAACGATTGCAGGCCACAGGTTGCCTTCGGTCGTGTTGACGATGTGATTGTTCTGGGCGTAGTTCGCACCGGCAATCGTCTCGACCAGACCGTTTTCCAGATCCTCAGCCACGGCGCGAACCTGACGGTTCAAAACCTGACCGGCGAAATCGGTGATATCGAGCGTCAACTCCTCATCGGTGAGGGAGACGGCGTGGTACACGTCGTGATCGAGGGTGACCGCGATTGCGTTCTCGGTCAGATCCTCGGTGACGAGGTTACGGGCCGCGCCGGTACCGCGGAAGGTGCGGCGGTGAGCGACGGTACGGGCGGGGACGCGGATGGTGATGGTGTCTTGATATTTTCCGCTAAAATCCCCAAGGCCATTCAGCCAAACCAGCTGGGGGAGAACGATTTCACGCTGAAGCAGCTTGATCGCGGTGTCCACCACAACTGTAGGCTTAAGAAAGCTATTTGCCATGGTTGTTGGTTAATCCTTACTTGTAAGCGCGGGGTTTATCCACACGGATTTGTGGCCCACGCGGGATTTTTGAGACAATGGAATCGGTGTCGGGATCGGGGTCCTCAGTCTCTCCACCGCCGCCGTAAAACGCTCCCTTGGGAGTGCTTGGCGTCTTATCCTTGCTGGATCCCCTGTCGGCTTTAATGCCCAGGTCTTTAATGATGGAGTCCATATCTTCAGCGATTTCGTCTGCGTCATCGCCCTGAACTCTTTTCCAGAAGCCCTTCGGCAACCCTTTTTCGCTTGCAAGGTCAGCGATCAGGTTTTCCCTTTCGAGCCTGGTAAGTTTTTCGTCCCTCTCCTTAAGCGAGGAGAGAAGCTGATCGCGCTCTTTTTCCCAACGCTCAGAATCGGTTGATTTCTCATCCTGAATCTTGCGGAAGTTCTCCGACTCGGAGACTCTTTGCTCGTAGTCGGCATACTTCTTGAGAAGTTGGTCCTCTTGCCGCTTCAACCGCTTCTGAAGGATACGGTCAAGCTCTTTTTGAGAAATAAATTTCTCTTCATCATCGCCGTAGCTATCGTCTGCGCGAACCTCGACGGAGGATTCCTCCACGGTGTCGTCAGTAGAAATGTTGGCGATAACCTCTTCTTCAGCAGTATCGTTTTGCATTTACTTTCCTTCCGCACGGTTTCGATTGGGCAGTGCGTATGCCCATCCCGCCGCGTTCGGCGTTAATTCTTTGTTGTCAATCGTCGTCGTCGTCGTACTTGAGTACGGATGCGGTCCACGACTTGGCTGCATCGCCGCCCCAGGCTGCCCATGCGACCCGGCCAGGAGATGGATACCCCTCACTGCCGGGACTCCAACCCTTACCCTTTTTGTCCACCTCGTGCCGCGCAAGATAGCTTGCGATCCGGCCAATGGTTTCCCGGCTGACGGCTGCACCCCGAGCGAGTTGCGATGCGCGTCCGCGACCAGTGGCGGTGAACCCACCACCGGCATGGCCTTCTTTTATCCATGCGAGGGCGCGACGAGCTTCGGCTTGAACTGCTCTAGGCGGTTTGTAATCCATTCCAATTAGTCTTTCTAAGGGAATAGTTAACCCTGCTAAGTAATAGTGTAGCAGATTATAACTAATACACGGGTATTGCGCTGCAATTACAGAAATCATGGCCTACGGAAACGGCAGCCATTCTTTTATTCCCAGCGGATTTCATTATCGGTGTGGTTAAGAAAAGGCACCCATTACAAGCCTGCGGGTCCGCGACGGCGGCAACTCCTCGCGCAAGCGGATCGGACTTCACGAGGCTGTAAACCGCCCCCCTGCCGCCATTAAGCACCAGCCTCATTGCGGCTCCGGTGTTCTTACTGAAGCCCCGGCGCATAACTTCTTCAAGCTGAGACTGGTCCATTTGCGGATTGCTCCGGTAGGACACCCAATCCGGGCCGGTAACCCTTAGGGAAGCTGCTATCTTTAGCAGAATAAGCTTGTCTACCTGCGGCTTTTCGGCATCCAGGGGTTCCGCATCCGGAAGGACGGCACTCCGATAGTTTTTGACAAACTCCGCAGCTACATTGCGGCTCTGTGAGTGCCCCTCTTCTACAATCGGTCGGGCAACCTTCAACCATGGTGCGGTGGTCCTTTTAAGGTCTTTGGGGTCGAGAATTTCCCATATTGGATGTAATTGCAGTATCACGCTGCGGAATATCAGTTTTTGCTCCAAATGGTGCAAAGAAACTAGATGCTCCATGGCCTACTCCCCCGGTGGGCTTGTTTTATCCGGGTTTGGGAGGTTTTGATCGCCACCCATCTGTGTCTGAACTTGAGATTCCGGCTGCGGCTTCTGTCCGAACTCATCGCGCAAATACGCGGTGAGTGGGTCATTTTCCAGAACCATATCCCGCATTTCCTGAACATCCGTTGCGTCGAAGCCCGGAATAAACCGCCACAAGAACTCTTTCGGGACGCCAAGCTGCTGTGCGATCTTGCCGTAGGCATCCGCGGCCTGGGCCAGTGAGCGCACCTCAACGTCCTGCCATGACACCCGAGCATTGAAGTCCGCCGCCGCCGCGGTGTCCCCGCTAATGGCCGACGCCAACCGCAGCATCCGTGCGTGCGAAACGCCCATGCTGGTCTGCTTCTCAAGGAGCTTCTGCGTGGTCATGGACCGTGATGCCGCCAACGCCTCGGC